CTATTAATTTATATTTCATTAAATGTATTTATATGCTTGAAATGGGCGTAAGATTATTTGAGGTTTGATGATTGTTTGTATAAATTCTTCTGAAATATTATGATCAATATAAGCAACATTATATCGTTGACGACTAATATTTTGTGTCGTTGTAATATCCCAGTAATCACCATTAGAAAAATATAGTTGAGCATGGTCATCAATAATCCAGCGTTTTTCTCTTAAAGAATATCCTACTTTACCATAATCTTTTACTAATTTTTCTACTTCTGCAAGGATACGCTCTTTATTTCTTAACCAAATAATTCCACGCATACTTCCTCTTTCTTATAAAATAATTCTTTCGTTAAATAAAGTTAAAAAATTTTCTATTCCACAATCTATTGGAGCATCTTTATAATCAGTTATTAGCTCTTTATCAAAAATGAAACTAATTAATACAAAGTTCTTGTATTTATTATACAGATTTAATAATTTGCGTTTTAACTGCTTAAATTCTTTATCTCCAATTGCTTGAAACTGTCTATCAAAAGCAATAATAATTTCTTCTACTCCAAGATTTAACAAAAGCTGTATTTGATACAATGAAATATTACTACCACAACAGGCCACCGATATATCATTGTTAACGCCAAAGTAAGAAGCATATTTCAGACAGCTTTTCTCTGATTCAAAGATTATTGCCTTTTTGGTTTTCATAATGTTGTCTTTGCTATTGTTTAGATTGTATAAATTAAACCCTAATGGATGATTATATAAAATGTTGTTAATTTTAATAGGACGATATTTACCATATAGTTCACAATCTTCTTCACTTAGGTATCTACCTCGCAGACCGATAAATCTATTATCTATATCAAAATGCGGGATGGTAATTTGGTCAGCACCAGGGTAGTAGCCTATCTGCGCAAATTGCAGGATATGTGAACCAATATCTTCATTAAGCCATGGGGTTAACTGAACGTCATAATTAAAACGGTCTAATATTGAAATATCATATTCTTTAAGGATGACTTGTTCAGAAGATGCTTTAATCTCTTGGATGCGGTCATAATTTTCCAAAATTTTCCAGTCCGCAAGTTCCTCGCCAAAAGACTCGTCAGTATCTTCTTCATATCCACTTAAATGAAAATAATTAACAATCCAAGCAACAGCTGAATGTAATGATAATTGAATGTGCATTTGAATAGATGATACTTTAATTAAAAGTTCATAAATATCAAATACCCCGTTCTCACAACCTGTATAACAGGTAAAAAGTTTGCTGTTTGAGTAATAATATAGCTTTCTAGAGGCTTTATCATCAGGATGATTGTGACAAATTGTCCTAGATATAATTCCAGTGGGGCAATATTCTGGTTCACCGCCCCACTGTTGTAATAATTCAAATATCTATTCGTCGGTTAAAGCCTCTTTAATTTCAGACTTATTATATGAAATCATTGAATAGTAACCTTAACACACTGTTGCTTTAAACCAAATTGTTCATTGACATATTTAATCAAATAGTCTTGAACGTTTGTATTTTTAGGCTTTTGCTTAAGGATTTCCTTAGCAAGAGTCGATGGCATAAGATATTCAATACTGCCAGGTTTTTCTGTCATAAATATCTCCTCTTAAAAAGCAGATTCTTCTATCAATTCAATTTTTATATCGTCCATTTGAATTAGCTCATAGTCCCAACCCGTAGCAAACATTGGGATGATGCGGCAGGTGCCTAAATCCGCCTTACACCACAAGTATACACCCTTATATCTGCCTCTGCGGTTCTTATAGACCGAGAGTTTAATATTTGGTTTGTCAAAGCTAGACTTAGAGAGTATTGGCTCCAATGCTTGATAATCTTTTTGTCTAGCCGGCAAGAGAATTAAGCCTACATCTATTTTATCAGCGATACTTTTAGCTCCGCGCAGGAGGTTTTGGTCAGGGGTTTCACTATCTTGGTAATCGCTATTAAGCTGCGTTGCTGAAAGAATGAAGACCCCATAGAGATTGCATAAATCTTTCAGCCGATTGGACAACATAAATAATACATTGTCTTCTCTCAAACGAACTCCTCCGCTACGCTGTGTGATCTCTTCAAGAATTTTCATGCTAGTCATAAGATAGTCAAATATGATATAGTGAACGTCATGGTCTCTAATGCCCTTTTTGATACGATTCTCAATATCTTGGAGAGAAAAGTCGGGTAATTGGTCTATATATAATGGACTATTTTGTAAAATCCGTGCGGCTTCTCTTACTCTATCTTCTTCGTCTCCTTCGTAGTAACCATTGATGATATGCTCTTCATTGACATTAGACAAAAATGCTAACATCATTGTCTGCACTTCTTCAATATCTTGCTCTGTTGTAATATACAGAACTGGTTGTGCGGCGCCAGTTTTTATCCAGCCAAACATTTCATCATAAATGCAGTTGCAACCAATATAACAAGCATCTGCTATCATACTACGAGTCTTGCCAACGCCGGTAGGAGCTGACCTCAAGTAGAACTTACGTAATCTCGCACCCCGCGTTACCGTGTTAATGAGGGGCCCATAGAGGGGAACCCCCACTTCTGGGTGGAACTTAAACTTATCAATTAACTCGAAAATTCCTTCTCCAGCGGATTCGGCTTCTTCAACGCAATCGTCTACATATTGTGCTCTAATATTTTCAATCTTATCGTCAATTATATCAGCAATTTGAGACAAAGTCAAATTATCAAATACATCTTCTTGGGCTTGCTTTTTCTTAGTGTCAAAGATATTGTCCACATCATAGATACTAGATACATCAATACCAAAGTTATCATAAGCCCTTAGCAGGGAGAATTTCTTTAAACGCTGATAATAGTAATCAAAGGATTCGGGACTAATACTACCAACTACCTTAGTCAGCCATTCTTCTCCCTTTTGGGCTCTAAAGATAGCTTCGCTTTTAGGACGAGAAGATAAAAAATCAACAATATTAGCGATAGTGATTTTTTTGGCTCCTAATTCATATAATTTAAATATAGAACCAAAAACAATTTTATGGAATTGGTCAGGAAAATCTGCGTCTGTAATAGTGTATTTTTCACTAAAATCCAATAGTTCTGGATTTTCAAATACATTCCCTATTACTTGCATAATGGCAACATTGTCAACATATTTTGAACCCATTAACTATCAGACTCCTCTTCTTTATCAAGGAACATAAATATTTTACGTTTCTTGATTTGTCGTCTTGGGGAAGTGATAGAAACAATCACTTCTTTTGGTTTATATAATTCTATATCTTTGTCTTCGTTTCTTTGCTGCGCTAACCATAAATTATAATAATATTGTTTTGCGTTGTCATATATATAAGGAACAATACCAATACCATTATTGGCTTCTTCTGTTCCGTGCTTTTGAATATCGTAGAAATATACCAAACTGCGCCTAATGCCTGAATAAGTATATTGATTTTCTTTGATATATTTATTTATTTGTTTTTGAATTTTTGCATTTATAGTTGGTTGTTTAAATAGTATCTTGATATATTCTTCTAGCTCTCTCTTATCCTTTTCTTCTTCTGACTGCTGATTAAGAAAATTCTCATGACAAGACTTATGGGCATATCGACGAGAGTTTACTAAGACGGATTCCTCTTTATTTGTATCAAAAGACTTCTAACAATATAAACATTTAACTATATGCGCTTTTGGCATACTTTATATTCTAATTAAGACAGAATTACTTATCTGTCTTAATTAGCTCCTCTTTAATTTCAGTGACAATCAGATAAACAAATTCAGCTTGCTCAATTGTCGTTTCGGAAATTTTCTTTCCTTTTCCAAGATATTTCTCAACAATTTGCACAATTCTTGGACCATAGTATTCACTATTTTTATTCATTAGTGAGCCTACGATTTCTTGGAACTCGCTCATTAGCGCGCTATAATCATAAGTGGGAGTTTCTGCAACGCTAGCCCGTTCGTCGGTAATAAACTTGTTATCATGCTCCTGTGCTTCCTTATCAATAGCATCATTAAGAGCCTTAATTAGAGCATCATAATTTAATTCAATTTCTGGAACGATATACTTAAAGCGGCATCCGCAATCAATACTATTATCTAAAGATCTAAATACAAGAGTGCGTTTACCATCTTTAGAAATCTTAGCGTAGATATACAGGTCAGCCATATCTTTGGCGATATTATTTAATGAGGTTTGAGCCGTTGGCACGATTTGATTATATTCACTACCATCTTGACGCTTAAACGTCTTATCTTTATCGTGACTAATGAAGATTAGAGCATAACCAAGTTGGGTGATTGCGCGAAAGCTGTCTTCGAGTTCCTTTTTGTAGCGAGCCCAGCCGTTATTGGTCCAGCCGCCATCCCCGATATTGTCAATACCAAGCTGATTGCAGATATATTTATCGCACATAGCGCCAGCAACGTCAAGAGTATCAATAATAATTGAGTGGTATACCTCTTGCACTTCTGGCTTTTTAAGTTCTCTTAAAACTTCTTTGAACTCGCTCCAGCGAGTAATATCTTGGACATAAATTCCAGGCAGGGCGTTATATCCGCGTTCAAAAGCTAAAAGAAGAGCTCCAGGAAACTAGGAACAAAGAGTGGTCTTACCTACTTTGGCTTCTCCATAAATATAGGTAATATAACCACTCAGGTCTCGAGATACTTTATGAGGCTAAATACTAAGTAGATTAATTGCCATAATAATTATCCTTTCTTAAAATAGGGGAGAAAGAATCTCCCCTATCAATTAAAACTTGAACTCTTCATTAGTGGCTGCGGACTTCCCTGCCGCGGGGGTGGGAGCTGCGGCCGCTTTCTTGCTATTTTGATACTCATCGTTGCGAGCCTTAACTCCAGCGAGATATAGCTCACGGTCCTTGATTGCCTTGTTCAGTTCAGCCTCAGTAATAAACTCTTCATCACCGAAGGGATAAACCTCACTGGCTCCACCGGTAATAACCCATTCCTTACGGCTGTTGCGCACTTCTCTTACGCTAGCGTCGCCAAAAGCGGACTCTTCGGTAATAGTGCGGACAACAGTCTACGAAATCTGACGGCCCCAAAGCTTGGTAAAGACAGGATGCTTGGGAGAAGCGTCAAGTCCTTCATAATAATCCATTGCTGCGCTTGAGTAAGCGACAAAAGATACAGGAAGCAGAGTATTACGGAAATCAAAGGTGCAGCCCTTAACTTCAACCTTTTCTGGCAGATTGTGGTCCTCATCAGCCTCAATACGTCTGACATTGTTAATAACCATATCGACCTTGAAAGTGTTACGCATATTCTCATCTTCGTTGATAGTGTTCACAACATGGATGAAGCCGCCC